CAGAGAGTAAAACCTGTATAGGTATTTGATAAGGATTGGAATATGAAGAAAAAGGTCCACTCAAAATACGTGCTGTTGTTGAGTTATGGGGTACACAAAATACTCTACCGTCAGGTAGTAAAACTCCGCCAATGAAAGCATTGAGCCCAGGATAAGTACTTGAAGGTGTAGTTAAGGTATCTGTTACTGGGTTATAGATACGCGCTGTTGTTGAATTATGGGGTACACAAAATACCCTACCATCGGGCAGTAAAACACCGCCATTAAAAGCAGCGCCTCCAGGATACGTACCTGAAGGTGTAGTTAAAGTATCTGTTACTGGGTTATAGATACGTGCGTCTGTTGAATTAAAGGGTACACAAAATACTCTGCCGTCGGGCAGTAAAACGCCGCCATCAAAAGCCGAGCTTCCAGGATAAGTACCTGAAGGTGTAGTTACAGTATCTGTTACTGGGTTATAGATACGCGCGTCTGTTGAATTAAAGGGTACACAAAATACCCTGCCATCAGGTAATAAAACGCCGCCAGAAAAAGCACCGGTTCCAGGAAAGCCTGAACGTATAGTTAAAGTGTCTGTTACGGGGTTATAGATACGTGCGTCTGTTGAATTAAAGGGTACACAAAATACCCTACCATCGGGCAATAAAACACCACCAGCAAAAGCACCGCCTCCAGGATAAGTGCCTGAAGGTGTAGTTACAGTATCTGTTGCTGGGTTATAGATACGTGCTGTTGTGTTGTTATGGGGCACACAAAATACCCTACCATCGGGTAATAAAACGCCGCCAATGAAAGCACTGACTCCAGGATAAGATCCGGAAGGAGTTTCTGTTACGCCGCTTTGCGTATTAAAATATTGCCCCGTATTATTCCTATTCCTTTGGGTAATAGTTTGCAGTATATTTAATACGTCTGTCTTTAACGTATTCGTATTACTGCTTAAATTTTCAAATAAATTGCCTTTTAATTTAATCATATAGCATCTTTATTAATAGCAATTCAGATTACCCAATCAGGCTATTTCTCCAATCGCCGTTAACTGGTTCAGATGGCATTATAACTTCTACATTAAAATTTGTTACTTGATAGTCAGGGGATGACAAAAGAGAATTTACCATTTCTTGGTTTTCCTCTGTTTTTAAAATTCTAGAAATAACTTGACCGTTTTCATCTAGAATCTCTAACATATTATTGGCATTTTTGATAGTTAGCATAAGATCTCCTTAAAGTTTATTAAGATATGCGGAAAGTAAAAGTTGTTTAGTAAATTGATAAGGATTTTGGTTTTTACTAAAATTACCAGTTAGAATACGTGCCGTTGTTGAGTTAACAGGAACACAAAATACCCTACCATCGGGCAGTAAAACACCGCCAACAAAAGCACTGGTTCCAGGATAAGAGCCTGAAGGCGTAGTCAGAGTATCTGTTACTGGGTTATAGATGCGTGCGTCTGTTGAGTTATGGGGTACACAAAATACCCTACCATCAGGTAATAAAACACCGCCAAAGAAAGCGCCGCCTCCAGGATAAGAGCCTGAAGGTGTAGTTAAGGTATCTGTTACTGGGTTATAGATACGTGCGGTTGTTGAGTTGGAGGGTACACAAAATACCCTACCATCGGGTAGTAAAACACCGCCAGCAAAAGCGCCGGTTCCAGGAAAGCCTGAACGTATAGTTAAAGTATCTGTTACTGGATTATAAATACGTGCGTCTGTTGAGTTACGGGGTACACAAAACACCCTACCATCAGGTAATAAAACACCGCCAATAAAAGCACCAGTTCCGGGATAAGAGCCTGAAGGTGTAGTTACAGTATCCGTTACTGGGTTATAGATACGTGCTGTTGTTGAGCCATGGGGTACACAAAACACTCTACCATCAGGTAGTAAAACGCCGCCGACGAAAGCGTCGCTTCCAGGAAAGCCTGAACGTATAGTTACAGTATCTGTTACTGGATTATAAATACGTGCGTCTGTTGAGTTAACAGGAACACAAAATACCCTACCATCGGGCAGTAAAACGCCGCCGTAGAAAGCGCCGCCTCCAGGATAAGAGCCTGAAGGTGTAATCGTTTGATCATTAAAATTTGCGTTTTGATATTTATAGCTCTTATCAACGACAAATTTAATAGCTCTTGGAAAATCTTTTAAATCCGTGCTAAAATCTGAATTTTCTTGTAAAATATTATTTTCTATTCTGAATTTCATAACTAATTATCCAATATTACACTAAAATTATTAAGAGTGCCGGTATCTGTAATTGTACCAATTACCCAACAATCCCTAATAGTATTAGTATTTCCGCTAACAGTTAAATTACCAGTAATTTTTACGTTTTGCAATATATTGTTATTACCGCTAATTGTCATATTTCCATCCACAATAGACAAATGTCCTTCGCCTCTAACCACAACATCGCTCTGACTCCAAGTAACAGCCTCTGTAATTGTGGTGCGTAACATTACAATAGCTGATCCTACACCAGAATCAGTTAATGCGTTTTGTAAAGAATTATGCGTAGCTAAACCAGCGTCAACTTGTGCGGAAGTACCGACGATTATATTTTCAAAAGAAACTGGAGTAACCAGTTTATCATCGGTTAAATATAGTACGCCAAATCCCTTTAATTTGGCGGTCATAGAAGCGGTGATTCTGGCTAATAAATTTAAAATTTTATATTTATATGTAAATTTTATACTTTGCCCAGTAATATCTGACCAATTAGTTCCATCATAAGATTTAGCCAATGGATCTACGCCTGCTGTATCAGAGCGTATAGCTAATTGGGTAACTCCTGCAGAAAAAGAATTTTTATAAGAATCGTCTGTTGTAAATACTATGTGATAAGTACCGGCTTTAAGCACTTGATTGCCAAAATTAATCACAAGGCTACTTATGCCAGAAGAAATATCTATAAGTCTGGTATTTACAAAACTTATTAAATCGGCACTTGCAGAAGACGGATTACCACCACTATCCCTAACTAAGTTGATCGTTAAATTCCCCGCAGGAGAACCTGTCTTGTTTACTTTAAAAGTAAATTCATTAACTACTCTATTATCAGTTAAAATAAGCCTTTGGGAAATTTGCTGTGCAGTTGTTTTATTTAATACTTGATCTGCAGAATCCGTAAGGGTACCGGCGGTGCTAAAAGTTTCAGTCGCAAACTGTTTTACTCCACTATACTCACCAGTCAAGCCATTTCGCTGCATCGTTACCGTTTGCCAAGTAACGCCGTTGTCCCGGCTTAATTGGTATGTAGCACCGGTGTCTATATTATTGTTGTCCCAAAATACAGTAAACATTGCGGCGTCTACATCTCTTGCTTCTTCATAAAAAGATGAATCTAAAAGATTTATAGACCGAAGAACTTGGCTAGCAGTAAAATTATATGTTTTTGTAACTAAACTAAATGTAGCTGTCGTGTTTCCAGTATCTACGTTAACTAACTTATCAGAAGCAAAAACAGAAGGAGTCAAATATTTTAGATAACTACTATCGAGTGAATTACGTAAAGCAATGGATTCTTCAACCAATCCACCGCCTAATCCTCCACCAGATCCTGTGCCAAATTGAGCTATTTTATTTTGTGCGATATTTTGGATGACCCCGCCAACATTTTGTACTACGATAAATCCTAATGCCAAAGTTTCATCTGGCGCTGGCGGTAGATTAGTTATGGCTGCAGTTTCTGTTGCGGCATCTGTTCCGACAATAGTATTCAAATTCCCAGACGCATCCAAGTAGACTAAAACGGCTGCATAATTACCTGAAGCAACAGTAAGAACGGTTGTACCGCCTGGTGAACAGGTTATGTTGCCGCCTGAAGCGGCAGGAAAAGTGATAGTTCCAGAAGAAAATTGAATATAAGAAGACCCAACATGCGGAATTGCGCGTCTACGATTGGATTCTGTATTTGTGAGATCGCTACCACTAACATTTACTATTAAATTTGCAGGATTATTGGCAGAAATTCTTAAAAGGGCAGTAAGATCCGTATTAATTGAGCTAAGTAACTTACTAAGCTCAGGATTCGTAGAGGTACTAAGTTGATTTAAAGTGCCTCTATAAATACTCTGTCTTGCGTCAAATTTTTGTGACATTATAGCCTCATTATCTATGCATTACGGATCTTTCTAAATCTTATTATATCACCGGTTATTAAATCAAATGTAAATTGAACTTGAGTTCTTGGCGGCGATCCTACAAATATATAATCTGCAATATCATCTAATACTTGACCATTACAATATACTTCTAACTCCTGTCCATCATAAGTGCCGCTGAGCGGTAATGCAACATTTGTTCCAGCGGTTATAGTACTTGACACTGTTAAACTTTCATCATAAATAGGTATGCTAGATGCTTCATCAAAGCTCCTTGGTATTCCATTAATTAATCTTAAAAATCTTCCCATTATTTATGCCCATACTATTTAATCAATTAATTGACACCTAAGAATTGACGATCTACGAAAATCTTATTAGTATCTTCAACAATACCTACCTTGGTAACCGCCTCATTTGCTGCTGTTGGTGCTGTAACGCTAAAGGCCCCCGCAGCCGTAAGATATACTGGCTTACCAATATCTCCTGCTAAAAATGCAGTATCTGAAGACCCTAATGTGTGGCTTCCTAACATAATAACATTAATATTTTGACCGGCAGAAACGGCAGTTGTAGAAAGAGCGACGCCAATAGCCCAAAACTTATCTGAAACAGAAGCATCTTTATCTGCTTTATATATTCTGCCCGCAGTTTCGCCTGATAGTGCCCATCTAACTATAAAAGAAGTATTTGCGGCAAATGATTCGCCTGCGACCAAAGTCTTCTTAATAAGTGGTGCAGACTGAACAGAAAGAGCGGTTCCTGCGCCGCCTGCAATTGTGTTTTGATCAGCAACGTTACTATTAAGGTGTGCTGCCTGAATCCCCGCCGCTTTCACTTGAACTGTATCTGCGGCAACTTCTAGGCTAGCATTATCCGTATTAACAGCAAGCGGTGAACCTGCGCCACCAACAAGACCTGCTCCTGCAACCGATGCGGCTAGATGATTTTCATTAATTCCAGCCGCTTTAACACGAAGGGCATTAGAAGAAATCTCAATGGTAGAATTATCTACTTGGACAGCTACACCAGAAGCGCCTGATAGTATAGCGCCAGCGGCATCAAATTTAACTCCCAGCTGATTAGAGCCATTGATCTGCAGGCTAGGATTAACAGATTCTAATTTAATGCGCAATTGACCGGCAGAATTACCTGGATTGGTAGATTCTAGACCAGAAACAGACGCTAGATCAACGCTGATTGCACCGCCTGTTAGGGTAATCATGTCATGTCCACTAAAGTGATTAGCGGATGAAATTACCCAAGTAAGTGCTGTAGTGCCAAGAGTTATATTATCTGCGGTCTGTGTGTATTGTTTATCGGCATTTACAGTACCTTCTGCTACCCAAACTGTCGCTGATTGTAATTCAGAGGCGGTATCGGCATCAGCAGAACGGCTAAGAGAATAATTTGTTCCAATGCCACTTACAACATAGATACCGTTTTGAGCAGGGTCGGTCTGATCTTTTAACAAAACGCGATCATTATTGGCAAGAGATACGCCATCAATCGTAAGTGTAGTTTCTGAGCCAGAACCAACAAGAGGTACGTTTGCCGTGGAAGCTACACGAACGTTATTTTTCCATTTGTTGCCATTTATTAAACTATCTACATATGCCTTAGTAGCTGCATCCTGGGCTGAAACAGGATCGGATAGATTTGTAGCCTTAAAACTACCAAATGACTGATCTGCCTGGAATGCATTTGCGCCAGAAACCAGGATAGCCTGTTCGTAACGAACAGAATGACCGGCTGCACTACCAGCTGCAAGACCGGTTAGTTTAAAACCGCCCATCGGCTGATCAGCGGTGAAAGCGCGGGAACCGTCTTTCAAAATAGCATTATTAACATCGGCCAGATTAACATTAGCATCTGGCATCAAAATGGTGCGGATAGTGCCTGTTGAAATTGCGGATACTTCAAATGCGGCCTTCTTTGTGTTATCGACATTATCAAAAATGCGAAAGGTGGCGTCGCTAAACTCTACTGCACCGGCAGTTGCAAGGGCTGAATCAATCGCAACGAGTGCTGATCTAACAGTAGAAGAGGCCGGACTAAAATTGGTATAGCCACCGGCATCGCCAATAAGCGATGAACCGGAAGTTGTTCCTAATTCAGATTCGGTAAAATATCTATTATCATGATGATGTAAAGTGGCTGAAATATCACTACCATTTTGAAGAGTAACAAGATTGTCTAATATGGTTTTAGTTAAAAGCGTACCGGCACCGCCAACGCCCCCAACCTTAAGATCTTGGACTACAATGGTATTAGCTGATAAATCAACTTGACGCTGTATACCGCCTACTAATCTAGATAATCTAGTAATTTCAGCCATTTATGTATCTCCTCTTTGTTTATTTTATTATTGTCTATACTACGTAATTTAAGATTGTTGTCCTTTTTGCTTTTCATTTAAAGATTCTATAGTTACCATCATCTTGGCGTTCATTCCGTATATATTCAATAGTTTATTAGATTCTTCGACCGCTTTATCACAGATTTCTCTAATTTTATCGCCAAGTCTTTTAGATAATTCATCAATTTGTTCTGGTGCCATATTTTCAATATTTATTTTTCTTTCTCTATTTGCAATGTCCATAAAATATCTCCTACAATTGTCCAACAACAGAAAGCATTACCTTTAAATCTTTCCACAAAGGATTAAATTCATTTTTAACTATTACACCTACGAAAACTACAAAATCTCCAATTGAAAAACCAGATATTCCTATTTCTGGTTTTACGTCAATTAAATCTCCATTTTTATCCAAATAAATAGGACTTCCAATAGCAAAGGTGGTGGATATATTTTCAAGCCTTCCTGTATGGACAACCGATCCGGAAGCAGAGGCGAGAATATCTTCTCCTGTAACGCCTATAATAGCACTGACTTGTGATTCAATAGAAGGATTTACTTTTATAAGGCTTCCGTTAGAATCAACGGCAACAACCGTAGCCTTATTCAATTGGACACCGGTTCCATTAACATAATTAGTAGAACCGCTTCTAGAGGAAATAGACGTTGCATTTGCCTTTGTTCCTCTAAAATTTGGAGAAAATGACATTTTTATTCACCCTTTTTACATTTGATAAGCTTTCATATTATAGAATGTACCACTGAGCGCCATCGGTAACTAAAGTGAACGATTCGTATTGTACCGTAGTAGTTTGACTGCTTACACCATCAATTAAATCAAAACCATTCGCTAAAATAGTCATCGCATTGGCTGTAGCATCGATCTTTTTAAAATAAAAGATATGGCCGGTAGCACTTGCAGCGGAAGGAAGCGAAAAAGTAATCGATCCGGCAGAAGCATCGGCCAGTAATACATTATCGGTAAGCAAAACTGTGTAATTGGCAACTTTTGTAGAAATAGCCACCGGACCACCGGCAGCATCTGCGCCAGGAGGGCCTTGTGGTCCAGGAGGCCCTTGTGGTCCGGGTCCGCCACCACCGCCACCCGGCCCACCTGTGGCGTCTATGCGAAACTCCAAAGAATCGCCAATTTCAAGCTGCATTTGGATTTGAATTTGGTTGCTTGCCGAAAGTGGAGCACCTACTTCAAGCCAATCCACACCCAAACGTAAATATTGACCATTAAGATAAACTTCTAGGACACCTTTACCGACAGTATATTTCTGTGGTAAAGAGCCCATTCTAGAGTTATTTGGTAGAGTAATGTTAGTCCCGGAAATAATAGGGCCATTTAAAGAGGTTGGAGGAGTAGCTCCAGAAGCCACTATATCAACTGTTTCGTCATACGATGGCTCATCAAGTAGCGTATTTAATGTGGCTACTGCTTGATCAAGTTCTTTTATGGCAAGAGTTAAATTATCGCCATCTTTAATAGCAATATTGCCTGTGCCAGTACCTTGTTGAACAATTGTAATAACTAACGAACCAACATTAAAATTTGCCGCATCGGCAGCAATACCGGCAGAAGTATTAGTTACGCGAACAGTGTCATTGTTTGGGTTTGCTAATTGGACAGCACTAAAATCATCGGCTACTGTACCATTTAGTGCCGAAGCAACAGCAGCGGCTACCTGGATAGCGGTCCAACCAGTAAAAATATTAACCTGAATACCTGGCGACTTACCAGCCGGTGTTGGATCTACGCCCGTGCCATCTTTATTAAACCAAACATAATATTGACGATAATTGCCAGATGAATTTATAAAGAAGTATTGATTACTAGAAATGGAAGCAGCATTACCAAATTTAAGGTCTGTGATCTCTGGAACAGAACCTGGATTTAAAGCCGAAACATATTGTGGAGCATATTCTCTTTCGTGGGCAGATCCGATATACATGAGAAGTTCTTTAGATGTAGTATCGGAAACATCGCGATCTTCGCCTTGATCAAGTTCTGCGCCTAGGAAACGAACATAAATTTTAGGCTGTGATCCTCCATTATCTGAACGAAGAAATAACCAAAAAACATCTTTATCTGAAGGGACGTTTTTCTTATTAGCGATAAAAATATGGCGATTTGTGCTAGGAGTAGGAGAAGTCTGATATGAACCAAATGCATATTTGGCCTTGGCTCCAAAAATACCTGTTGAAGTACCCCCAAAGTTCTCAGTAAGAGTAACTTGTGATGAAGAATCTACGGACAAAATTTTATAATATCCAGCATCAGTATCTGCGCTCAGTCTTACCCAGTCGCCAGCCTGAAGTTGTGTAGTCCAAGGCACAGCGCCTACAGATGTAACGATAGCGCTGCCGTTAGTAAAAATAAGGTTTGGAACTATAGGTACACCGCGAACTAAAGTTACGTATGCAACTTCATTATCGGCTAACACTATGTCAGTTGTAGCAGCGTTAGCGGCTAGTTTGTAAGAAAGCCTAGAGCCAATAACACTGATATAAATGTCTTCATCCCAATTTATTTGTCCGGCCTGAGTAAGAGTTTTACCGTCTGATGGTAAGACGCCATGGGCAATTGATCCTCTACCGGTAACAACAGTATTACTTAAATCCTCACGAAGAAGTTCAAGAGATCCAGCAGAAGAAGCTTCATACCAATATGTGGTTCCCTTAATTTCAAGGATAGATGACATTATGGCATTGGCCCAATCCTTAAAATTGGCAAGCATCTTATCGCCACCGCCAAATGGATTAGAAGTATTGGTAGTAGTTGTAGGCGGATTTTCTGTACGACCCTCTGGTTGCGCATTCCATGGATAAACAAAAAATGGATCTGGGCTAGCCCCACCAGTGCCTAATCTAAATAGTAGATTTCTTGAATCAGTAATCGATACGACATTGTTGCCAGAATCCGTAGTAATAATTGCAATGGGCAATATATTATTTGCCCAGGGCGTGGTAGTTATAACGAATTGATATTTAAGAATTGTAGCAGCGGGCGCCACTACGGCATCTTCAGATTTAGTTGTTGGGTCCCAAAGTTGCTTTTGAACGTTAGTCGTAGGATCATTAAAACGCTGATAATCAAGGCCGACATAATTTGTAGAACTTGGTACAAAAGCGCCGGTTACATTAGTATTAGTTGCGCCATTAAGCCGTTCTGGCTGTGTCCCAGAGGGGACTAAAAGAAAAGTACCTGATTGGCTTGCTGAAATATGTAATATTGCGCCCGGATCAACTAATACTTGTAAGCTATTGGCAGCATTACCAATAGCATTAGTCATTGAAATTTCAAAGCCGCGAATAATATATCCCTGATTTGTACCAGTGATAAATGCTTGAATATATTGATCAAAATCATTTGAAACAGCAGATTCAATAGATCTTAAATCACTAGAATCAACACGCTGTTGTGAAAGTAGGTTTTCTCGCCTTTGGACCGCCATTTAGGATATCCTTTAGAAAATTATATATTCTTTAAATAAGATTATGGGGTTAACTTTATACATAAAGTGCTTTACTAATAAATATTTATCATATAAAATAAAATACGAGATGTAAAACGAATCTTTGCTATATACTCCTAATAAGGAACCTATTTAGAATGGGCAAAGCTAGAACAGACCGTTACGGTAATACTCGTGAGCAAAAATTAATCAATGAAAACAGAATGTTAAAAAAAATGATTAAATCTTTAAGAAGAGAGCTTCAAAAGGTTAATAATTATGAGCATATACGTGATATTTTAGAGGGAAATTGCCAAGAAGAACAGGCGCAAGAAACACGTAATGTATTGGAAAACCTAAAAAAAATATGGGCATGTCATGCTTGTAACGAAGGTGTTCTAGAAATAAATATCTATAGTAAACTTGGTGAAAGCTGGTACTATCGTAAATGTAATAGTTGCGCACATCGCACACCGGGTAAAAAATATACTAGCGAAGTAACCGGTATATACACTCAACATAAAAAATAGTTATTCATTTACCCAATAGCAAATAAATGGGTGATTGTTTCTATAATAATATTTAGCGACGCCTCTCATACCTTCCTTACCGTAAACACTGTGTAATCTACGGTACCAAAATAATGAGACAAATTTACAAATAAAAAACACTGGACATACTGTTTGTAATAAATGCCACGATAATCACCTAGCGTCTGCATCACTAGCGGGAGTATTTATACAAGAAATAAAAATACTTATAGCGGCCACTAAATATAATGAAAATGCTAATGCTTTAGGACAGTTTCTAAAAAGCTTCCATGAAGCTGCCCTATTTTTCTTGAGCTTTTTAAAAAGTTATATTAGTATCTTCTGTGGGCTCGTAGCTCAGTTGGTTAGAGCAGCCGTCTTATAAGCGGCAGGTCCTGGGTTCAAGTCCCAGCGGGCCTACCAATTTTTTCAAAATTAAGTAATTTTAATTGGGTTTCTTTTAAAATTCAATATGCATATTATAAAATTTTTTGAAGAAATCAATTCTACTAATTCCCTAAAAGAAAAAGAAGCTATTCTTTCTAAATATAAAAATGATGAATATCTAGCCGAATTAATCAATAGAAACTTAGATCCTTATAAATTATTTCAATTTAATAAAATACCTAATTATACCGCTAATCCAGAAGGCAAAAAGGGGATAGAGAATTATAAAGCTTTTATCAATTTAACCGATAAGTTACTTATTCGTAATATTACTGGAAATGCAGCTAAAGAGGAAGTTATAAAATTTTTTACAGAAAGTAATAGTGAAGAAGCTAAAATATATGAAAAAATTCTTCTTAAAGAATCTCTTGGAATTGGGGCAACTACAGTAAATAAAGTTTGGAAAAATTTTATCCCAGAATTTAAATTAATGTTAGCTCCTAATAAACTTCCAGAGCTAACTCAATTAAAATACCCTTCTTACGTTCAGCCAAAGCTTGATGGTTACAGGTGTATTTATTGGGAAGGTAAGCTATGGAGTAGATCAGGAAGACCGTTTCCTAATAAGAATTTATCCGAATATTTTAAATCTCTTAATAATGTAAAAAATTATGTTTTTGATGGAGAATTATATATTCATGGAATTAAATTTCAAGATTTAACAAAAATTTTAAATGCAGAAAATATTTCCATACCTAATAAGCTTAAATATATTGTTTATGATTGTTTACCAGAAAAAGATTGGTGTTCTCAAAAATCAAATATAGCTTATCAAGACAGACTCTCTAAACTTAGAGAACTTCTTAACGATAAAGTGGCTGATTATAAAAAAGTTCTTGATATCTCTTCCGATACTGTTAATCAAGCTTCAGAGGTATTACCTTTATATAAAAAATATTTGGAAAATGGCTATGAAGGTATTATGATTAAGGATATAGCCGGATTATATAGATGGAAGAGAGTATCTTTAAAATCTGGGGAAATGGTGAAATTAAAGCCATTTAAAACAATTGACGTAAAAATAAAAGGAATTTATGACGGAGAAGGCAATTTTAAAAATGTGGCAGGTGGTGTGGTTATTGACTATAATGGTATTGCCGTTAATATTGGTAGTGGGTTTGATTTATCTTTGCGAAAAAAGATGGCCGAACAGCCATATAACTTTATCGGCAAAACGATTGAGATTCAATATTTTGAGGAAACTGAAGACGGCTCACTTAGATTTCCTACGTTCAAAAGATTTAGACCAGAAAAAGATTAATAATTAATTAAATTTTATTTATTGACTTTATGTATTAACAATAAACTTATTCTAATAATTAGAGCTATATAAAAATATAAAAATGAAATATAAACCTCATGAAATCTTTACAAGTCTTGATTTAGAAATGAATCAGCCCAGTAATACAATTATTCAAATTGGGGCTGTAGTAGGCAATATTAGAACTGGAGAAATTCTAGAAAAGCTCTGTATTAACGTACATACCGATGAAATACTTAGCCCTAATGTTATGAAGTTGACCAAAATACAACAAAAAGATGTAAATAATGGCATGGAATTAATAGATGCTTATAAAGAGCTAAGGCGAATTCATATGGAGCATCGCTCTTTTACTAATCCTATAACATGGGGCGGTGGAGATTCAGCATTGTTATTTAAACAACTTAAATCCAAATACACTGATTTTGATAGTTGGCCTTTTGGTAAACGTTGGATTGATGTTAAAACTATTTTTGTAGGATGGCGTATAGCAAACGGCGAGCCTTTACAGGGCGGCTTATCCAGAAGCATGGCTAAGGTAAATGTAATATTCAAGGGCCAGGCCCATAATGCGGGATGGGATGCAGAAAATACGTTTAATATGTTTAGAAAAATGCTTGAAATCTTAAAAAATTAAAATTATACCATTCAATTAAAAATCGATATTTATTAACTTCTAGGAACCCTATCAAGAGCAAATAAAGGCACTAACCCTCTAAAATCAAAATTAAGTTTATAAGTACCGCGATTAGGTATTGTATGCGATTCCCTTGTTACCTTTGCTTGTGGGATAAATAGTATATCTTCTTGAGTAGCTCGATCAACTATTCGTATGGAAATATAAGGCGAAGACAATACATCAGTAAAAATCGGGCGCATGCTTTTTGCCTGTAAACCGCCACTTAACTTCAAACGAAGACCGCTTACACTGCCAGTTGCTTCAATACGTGTAACGGCAATTTCTTGAGGATAGGGACTATCAATACCATAAATAGGTTCTTCACCATATGAAATACTAAAGCTTAAGCTTTCTACTTCTTTGTATCGTGTATTATTGATCCAAAGCTCTATATGAGCGCCTGTAAGTACGACCGGTAAATTGGCCATATTTATTCTCCATAAATCTTAGAAATCTCAGAATATTGAGTGCCCCACTTGCCTAGCCCAATGTCATTGGGATACAATATCGTGAAAATAATATTAATTCCTATAGCTGACACTTCTTTAATAAGGTTTTGAGCATAAGTACGGCCACTAACAATATCGGTCAAAAAGAATTCGTAATCCGATCCATCGGCTGCCGGGATGACTGGAGATTTTAAAGGAATTAGCCTAACGTCGCCATTAATAAAATGTTCATTTTGAATAGTATATGCTGGACTAATTAAAATACTATTGTTTGATGGCACAGCAATATAAGGAACCGGCCCTTCTTGATTATCGGCCCCATAGTCAAACATAATATATCCTTGCGTATCAGGAAAGCCGGTCGAATCATCTACCGATATTACTCTTGAAGAATTACTATTTAAATTTTGAGCTAATTTAGTGGAAACACTACCTACCACAAAAGGCTGTGTAATATCATAAATATACGGCCCCGGCTGATTAGGCTGTAAAGAAATAGGGTCTCCCAATGGACCGCTTGAGATTATATTAGCAGAACCTGTATAGGTTATAGTTAACGTATTTGTTAAAGAATTATTCTGTATATTAGCAATATTATCACTATTTACTTCTGCAACAATACCGGGAATCTGATTGATAGCATTTACTAAATTTTGTGTAGTTTCTAAAATATTGGCGCCAATAGTAAAATTGGTACCGGCTACTAAAGAAGTAGTGGTAGTAATAGAAAATATATCCCCTGTATTAGGCTGAGCATTTAAAGTGAACGTTCCTCTTGGCGAATCATGAATATGGGCGGAACCTGCTCGCTCACGTCTTACAACCTTAGTAACAGATGGCAAGAAAATTTGTAAAGTTTTAGCTTCAGTTTGATAAATTGCGGCATAAGAGAAATTGTCGGAAAGAATTTTTTTAATAGGATCATAAAATAATACGGCTTTATCATCGCCCTGAGTAACAATGCCAGGGGTGCCTGTTACGTTAACAATTTCAAAATAAGAATTGCCTACCGTCCCACCCTTAGATTCTAAAATTGTATAAGAACCTTCATTAGAGGAAGCGGTAAAACCGCCGCCAAATATATTTACATAATTACCGGCAGATACTTTTCCTAACTGAGGATTGGCTCCACCTGTCCAAGTAAAACGAACCTTACCGCCAGGCTGTAAAGAAATAGTCCATTGGGTAGACATATTTCCGCCAGCCGGTACAGGCGCATCAAATAATAAAGCATTTTGTGCACGACCGCCTAATACTGTAACAGAAGATGTAGGGCCAATGGTATTACTGACGATTTCTACATAGTTGCCAGCACCGTTATTTTTAGAAATAGCCGTAGCACTCATTCCCTGACTACTTAAATATGCTGTAATAGCATCTGCCACTTCCTGTGCTTTTGCTGCGGCAATATTTTGAAATTCTGTAGCAGTAAATGGAATTGTTACATTAACATTACTATCAAAATTTACTATTAGAGTATCACCGTCTTGGAGCACATAGGGCTCAACTGCCCTGGCAGGACTTGTAGCCTTAGTAAATTCATCTCCGAATACAGCCGTTAATATTTTATTAAGCAGATCTCGTACTTGTTTACGATTCTTTATCTGTAATCCAATCTCTCGAAATACATCATCACCAAGACCAACGTTTGCCGGTCTAGTAATACCAAATTCAGCAAGCCTAGCATCTAAGTATTGACCAGATGCGGTAGCAATAAACAGATTGTCATTAACAGCTGCTATAGAATTTACTAAATAACTAGAAGCAGTGGCAAGTGCATTAAGAACTGCATCTACATTTTTGCCTTTTAGGGCAGGATTTAGATACGATCTCAATCTTTTATATTCTTGTTGATTAGTGACTATTGCCATGTGTCACCTTTACAAAATTTGAGAAACAGAAATGTCAATGCTAGGGTCAAGGATAAAAGCCTTTTGACTTGGAGTTAAAGCAATCAAATCATTGGTTGGAGAAAAATTGGGAGAAGATACTGCAACTGAAACAATGCCTGGGATAGTTGTAACCGCAGAAATAATTGAACTAATAGCAATAGAACGTCCAACTGGATTAGAATTAATCAATGAACTTACATTACTACGCACTTGCTCTACAATAATACCAAACGGCACACCAGTCTGTAGCCTTATTTCGAGCGATATTTTCACTCTTAAAGCAAGAGGCTCGCTAATAAAAATATCTGCACCGGCAGCGCCTACTCCAGGATAAGTGATAGAATCTCGTGGATCGCCATATATTACTCTATTTGCTTCTCTGATTAGACCTGTATTATATTTATAACTATCTAGACCCTGTCTAATGACAGTTTCAAATTCCAACTTATTAAGAGCAACGGCCTCTACTAAGCCAGCTTCATTAATTTTTTCAAACTGATTATTTGTATCAAATACAATCAAATTATTATTCTGACTATCTGGCTGAAATGCCACTAAATGAACACGCTTATAACCATAATATGGGATACCTTCTTGAACATAAAAAGAAGATAAAAGACCATTTAAGCTTACATTTGTTATAGCTCCTAATACATTATCAATTACTACATTATTTTTATTTATTACTTGAGTAATAGTATAAGTACCGGCATTGGACGCCCCTAATTGGGTACCAGAAATTACTATTTTATCACCTGGCACAGTTGCTTCATATTCATAAAATGTTAATGATGAAGATGTTAGCGTAACTTCTTCTTGAATTGCATTTTCATTTTCAATCCAAAAACTATCATTAAAACGTCTAATTACACGATAAGTTCCTTGATTAGGCGCAGAAAATGGGGCACCAATAATTACAGTATCGCCTTCTGTCACGCCAGTAGTAGCTGAAAATGTACCGCCAGAATATGTATCACTAGCCTCAAATACTGAATTCGGATTAGTTACCTGCAATGTTAATCCATCGTTGGATACGCCAGTAACTAAGAAGGTGCCGTTATTAGCAGAATTAGATAGACCTGAAATAGTAACTAAATCGCCTATATGTAAACCACTAAATGTTGCCGACCCAGTCAATAATATATATTGTGCATCGCTGGTTCCAGATACTGGATTTACGCTTAAAGTCCCCCCGCCGCCAGCATTAAAGTTGACTGCAAAAGATAAATAATGGGTAGAAGAGTCGCTTCCGGTCCAGCTTAAACATACCAAATTACCCTGCTTTTCGACCCTAAAAACTAACCCGCTTAATCCAGCTATAGTTCTTGGTGTGCCAAAATAACGTTGAGTTAAAGTATCATGTAATAAAGTAATAGTGCTCTTACCAAGGCTAGGCGAATTGGGGGTAATTGTAACACTTGAATTACCTGCCAATAATGTTGCTTTTTGTTGTGCCACAGAAGCTTGCAATCTAAACCATTGATCGCTTGCAACACCTGCAGAAGCAGTTTGATTTGCCGAAATAGACATTAATGTATTATCTATTTTTGTTCCAGAACCCAATACCGGAAATGAATAACCATTAGCGGTACCGCCAATTATTTGAATATAACCATTGGAACCTATTGTATTGGTAGAAAATTCTAGAATACTGTCCCTGTTAGCAGTATTAACAGTTCCTACAGTAGTAAAACCCGTAACAGCTAAAACAGACACAAATTTTAATACTTGTTCGATTGTAGTTGGAACTATACGTATATTTTCACCATTATTGAATGCATAACCTACATCTGACGGTAAATCTAATGCCTTCTTAAGAACAAATTGTGGAGATCCACTTAAGTTACTAGACGCAATCCAATTTATGCCATCTAAAAGCGAAACATGCTTATAAGTAAATCCGCTATCTTCATAAGTACTTAAAACAATAATTCCAGAGCCTGTCATACCCCCATCATTAACAATTGTAGCAGTAACATATTGAGTTAAATTTGCATTTACATAATTAGCAATCTGAGCAGCTGTAGTAGGAACGGATTGGTAAAAATTAATTGAATTATTGACTAAAATAGTCAAACCAGCCTGAGCAACAGCTTGACCCGTGGGCATTTGTACAGAAAAACTATTGGCTGTAGGAGTAAAGCCCACTTGAGTAGATACTCTAAAAACTCCGGTATTTTTAACATTAAATCCCGTAGACGTTAAAATATTGACATATTCACCGCCCGAAAGCGTAGGTAACGGGCTAGTACCACTGCCACTCCAGGTGTAGGTCACTTGATCAATACCTGGAGATGGAGTATTAGGGGTAATAGTAATTGCCCAAGGACCGCTTACGCCAACACTACCAATAGAATTACCGCTTTGTAAACTAATGTAAATCGCAATAGTTGAACCAACGGTTACTGTGCTATTAATAGAACTATTGGCAGCCGAAGGGTATACATATCCAACGGTAATTCTCTCGCCGGTTCTTCCCCAAGGAACAGAACGATATAATAGCGCGGTTTGCGAGGGTGTAGGCTTAAGAACCTTCTTAGCCTGCATCAATACTTTATAATTACTAAAATCAAATGATGGGCCAAATGAAGATACAAAACTGCCAGTTGGACCATTATCAAAATCATAGGCATTAAAATTATGAGAATTTATGGTATACGTAGTATTCGTAAGTGCTTTACGAGCAAAGGGAATTTGAAATGTATTCTGAACCGGATTATTATCAAGTACTGTAACAATAGAATCGTTATAACCAAAATCCAGTGGGCTTAATAAGAAAAATCTATCATTTAAACGTAATCTACGTACATTTGGATTACCAGTGATATTCACCGTAGTTCCAACTAAAGAAGTTTCTTGAGAGCTTTCTCCAAATGGTTGTTCATCTTTTATGATTCCATAGGGATGTAAAAAGGTTACTAATTCATTAGGATCTCTATTAGAAAAATTAATATTTGATCCAAACGTATTTAAGAAAGTGTCTGGTGGATTAGCTACAGATTCTGAACTAACCTTTGCATGTATAAAAAGCGGTATTTGTGCCCGAGCATTTTGATTATCGGCAAAAGCAATTAAAGAAGTTTGGCTAACTGCAGAAGTTCCGTTTGCAAAATTTAATAACTTACCATTTGGATCAGAAGTAACAATTAATATTGATCCAGTATTATTCAAAGTATTGGATTTAATAGTTAAATGTTGATCTTGAACTACACTAAATGTGACACTATCACTTTGTTCTTGTAAAAAGGCTGCTACGGAATCCAAAGTTTGTGTAGAAGTAGGAGTTTTAAACTTTTGTGGGACAGAAGTGCTTCTAAGAACCACAAAACCATCTAAGAATAAAACGCCTGTAACAGGCACTACAGCTGCCCATTCAGATGCGGTCACTTTAATATCTAAAGTAGTGGCGCTAACCGCATTAACTCTGCCTTCTAGTCTATTAGATGCTACTAATTCATTAGACCAAACAATAACATAATCTCCTACCTGTACATTGGAAAATGCATTGGCCGTGGTAGAAGTGTAGCGAACAATATTAGGCGATGGAGTTGAAATATCAATAAAAGTATTACTAGTTACACCGGTTGATATTATCTGACCAGGATTGTCAATCAATACCCATATATATCCTTCGGATAAAAAGGTAATAGCTCCACCAGGAATAGGGCCGCTTTGTACAATAGCCTCGGTTTGGGTAGTGCCAGCAGTCAGACTATCTCCGGCTGATAAAGGAACTGCTAGAGTACCTTGAGCAGTATTACGATCAAAAACATAGTCGGATGCCTTACCAGTAGAGGCTAAACCGATACTGGCGCTAAACATATTTTTAACAACAAGTGTAGAAGTAGGATCAATTACTACCGATGCTCTATTATTGGCCCCAAGATTACTAGTAATTTTTAGCTGATTTCCTACTTCCGAAACAGTAACGCCAACCATTTTAGCGTTCATAACCTGAACCCATGAAGATAAAGAGTTAGAGGAAGATACGCTAGTATATAAACCGGTAGCAATAAAATCAGCATTAGTGAAAGTATAGGTAATAAATGAAGTTCCATCAACGGATATAATTAAAGTATCTCCATTAGCGATGCTTGGAGACCATAGAGATTGTGCTTGTGAAAATACCGATGCGGTATTGCCGTCTTCACTTAATGGAATATTATTTTTATAAAGCCGTAAAGTCTGTGCTTCACTGGACGGGAACCCTAACTGAACGGAAGCGTCCCGACCCTGAGTAATTGGGGTAGCCGTTTTAATAGAATTATCTGTTTCAGAAATTGGCCTAATAACTACATTATTGCCATTTCCAGCCGTGGTAGCTTCAAAACCCAAGGTAGTATTAGCATTGATACTAGCAGTTACTTCATAGGCGGTAGCTCCCCCTGGGCTTTGAAAATCAGAATTAGCAAAAGTATGCTGATAAGTAATGCCGCCGACCGTGACAGCTAAAGTATCGCCACCCTTTAAATCAAATGGAGCAGCATTCGTAGATTGCAAAAATGCCTTTGCGACTGAAGTTTGTGTGCCTCCAGTTGATAATTGAAAAAACTTTTCTCCACCAATGGCGTTATCAATAATATGTTCAATAGCAATACCTGCAGTTTTAGCTTCATATGGCCTACCGCCACTAGTGTCAATAAATATAGTAGCAGAACCATCGGCATTTGTTACTAGTGAATTACTAGCGATAGTGGCATTTTCATCGGTAGCAGTTACGCCTATTAATGCATTTTTAACAGCCGTAGCAGTACCTAGCCCAGTTGAAGCAAGCGCACCCTTAATTCTAGTACGTAGATGGTCGTCGGTTTCTGTATCAGTGCCATTTGAAAGAGTGCTAGGATTAGTGACAATAGCACCATTAAATGGCGGCGAGGCAAATTTATTGATAGCCCCAATCGGAGCATTTCCAGATGAACCGGGAAGAAGGGCCGTAATAGGAACATTGTTTACTTCTGTTTCTCCGTCTAAAATTACAGCTTGTTGAGTAACACTATATTGCACATCTGGAGAAACACCGTTAGATGGAGCAACCACGATTGTATTTATAGGGATAGTTCTATTGCCACCTTGGGCAAGAATAACTGATTCACCAATATTATGAAATTTGGTAGTTCCAGTAGTTAAAGTAATCGCAAAATATGTGCCAATCGGAGTAATAGATGAATAAGGGATTGGACCTTCTGAATTTAAAGTACCACGACCAATATAAATACTGCCAGTAGGAGTAAAACCAGTGTCACTGCCTACGTAAATAACAGTACTTCCTATATTCGGAGGATTTACGCCCGCATAAATAGTAGTAGATACCTTATTAAAAGAGCTATCTATTATTTTAATAAATCCTGTAGCTGGCACAGATTGAATAGAAGTAATACCATGCTCTCTTGCAATGGCTTGTAAAGCAGCTCCCGTAGCAAAATCAATACTAGAATTTAAAAGTGTTTGAAAAATATCGCCTGAAGAACGGGCAATGGCTAAAGCTACGGTCTCAAAAAAAGATGTACTTGCAGAACCTACGGCAGGGCTACTAATGCCGGTCTTAGCAGCATACGTAGACAGCATATCCCCTAAAATCTGATCATAACTTAAGGGTTGTACTTGATTATTCGCCATTTATAAGCTCCGTAATTCTATAATAAAGATTGATATTTTATACATTCTTTATATCGTTAGCTTACAATTTTAAAAGTAATGGGGAAAACACCAGTCTGACCAACTATAGATATATTTAAACTAATAAGCAATTCAGGAGGTGTAACCTGAATTTGTAAATTATCTACGCCCTGAAAACGTGGGTCTTGTTGAATTAAAGTATTGATTTGATTATATAAATTCTGAACATTCAAATCAGAAACACTTGTACCCGGACTTACACCAAACCCAAATTGTGGATGTAATATCCAAGTGCCTAATATTACAGAAAAAGCTATTTTTAACCATTGAATAATGTTAGTTAATCCATATGCTAAATTAAAATCACCAAAGGCGTTGGTTACTAAATCACCATTTTCATCAACCAACCAATCTACTCCACTTAACCCTGTTAACGGGTCTTTTGCAGCAACGCCTGGCGGAATCACATTAACTTGCCCAGGAACGGTAGGAGTCGGTAAATTGCTAGGAATAAAAATCTTCTGTTGCGAATTAGTAGTTCCAGGAATATAAGCTTGAATATAAGCGCTATCAAGAGTGGTATATATATCTAAATTTGGATCGCCGTCTAAAGTTATCAAATATCCAGAATCGTTGGCTAAAGCCGCAATACCGGTGATATGTCTAGAGGTAGGTAATTGAGTGCTACTTTTTAATGTCACTATTTGACCCAAATATAAATTTGTATTACTAGAAACTACTACCTGTCTACCAATACCATTACTTAATAATGGTAATTGAAAACCATTTTCGTCTATATATGGTTCTTTTAAGTCATTCATTGTGGCAATTTCTAACCATCTACTAGGGTCGCCTAAATAACGGGCGGCAATACCTTCAATTGTAAGTCCATATGGGACTGGCACTAAAATTTTAGAAATAGGCATATTAAAAGCAATACCGCTTTGATCTGCTAAACCAGCAACAAAATCTAAATTATTTTGAACATTTAAATCATCGATTTGAGTAGTAGCGCTTAAAGTATAACAAGATTGTACAAAATTATAAAGCGAATTTAACAAATTAAATTCCCCAATATTCATTGGCTGAATCCTTGAAGTAGGAGATGGTCGATTATAAACTTTGTCAAAAAATACATTTCCAGCCCCAAAATGGTCTGCCAATTGAAGTGCTAATTCAAGAATCGTATTAGCATTATTTTTAATTTGTTGTACACTAAGAGATGTATTAGCAATAATATTATTTAACTTATTTTGCTGAGCAGTATTTAAATTAAGCTGATTTACAGGTATTTGGTCTAACAACTCTATAAATGCGTTGGGATTATTAAAAATTTGATTAGTATTATCTATAGATTGTAATGCAGCAATAGAACTACCGAGCTGTCCGCTATCTGCAGCAGATCGAGTAATTCCACCCCTCTCTTTTGCCGCCAATGCAATTGCTGCTATGGCACCAATAGAAGCAGCTCCAGTAACAGCATTAGTTATAGCATCACGATTCTTAAAAGTAAATTCGTCTAGAGCACTATGATAATCTTTAACGAGAGATGAAGGTAAATCAGAAGCTGCTAATACAATTCCCAAAAAATCTTTGACAAATCTTGCAGTTTGACTAAATACATTAAAAATATTATCAACATCGCTTCTTATCGCGCTAATAAGAGCTATAGCAGAACTAGCAGCTAGTCTTGCTTCGGTAATAGTATTTAAAACTTTTTGTAAAATACCTGTAGTTAATATAGGTGCTTCTGCTCGCTTTGCCGTTGTATTTTGATTAAGCTCAATACGACGCCACGCTTTAAGCTGAAGACTAAAATCAATATTAATCGGTCTATTTGCTGATTGTGTCCAATTAAATTGAACCGGAGTAACTACATAACTTTGATTCTGCTTTGGCATATCCAGAACAAGACGCCATGAAGCATTTTTTGGATCTTTTTTAGCTTCTGCATATTGTTCAAGAAACTGTTGCAATGAAAGCGCTTGATAATAACCGGTAGTAAATAGTTCAGATTCAGTCGGGTCTTCCGCTTCTGGTGGGGTAGCAGGGTGGGCGCTAGAAACTGCATTAACTATTTGAGTAGCTCTTTGAGCTAATTCTTTGGCAGCATTAATGGTGCCTCCAAAAAATGATTGAAGAAAAGCACCAACACCTTTAGATTCCTTGGGAATTCCAATACTGCGCCTTTGATTCCATACCCCAAAAGTGCCGTTAATATTAATAATTTTGAATTTAATACCATTATGTTCTTCTAAAACGCCCCTTAGAGTTGCCGAAGTATTTATAGCGTATTGGTCAACTATACTTAGCTGTTGAGGTGTAATAGGCAAATTATAAATCCATCGAGAACTATTTAAAGAAGTTTCTTCAGGTATTATATTTATAATAGGATTACCTATTTGATTACTAACTATATCTACCCCTACTTTTATATCCACTTTTTTAGGATCGCCTACGATTCGTACAGGAGATGACGAAACGTCTACTACTAATAAACGATAAGGATATAGCTGATTCCAGCGTTTTGGATCTAAAACGATAGGATGAAAAAAGGCACTATTTACATTATTTAAATTCCAAGGAGCTTCATTTGGATTACTTTCTAATATGCTAAAAATACCCATCGCTATGCCTCTAATTAAAGATTGTCAGTTTATAAGCTAGCAAAATATATGATATAAATATATAGTATGAGAAGATTAATAATTGTTTTTATTATATTTTTTATAATCCTAAATATACCATCTTGCACTTCTTTAGAAATAAAACCTCGACCAGACTATAAGGATGTCGATCCAAGAGCGCAAAGTTACGTTAATGAGTATATATATCTAAGTAAGCAAAATCATTTGAAATTTAAACACAAAGTAACTCTGGGCCTTAAACATATTGAACAAAGTGATACCATAGGGTTATGTACTTTGGGAAAATATTTTAGAGAAATAGATCTAGATATTAATTATTGGAATAAAGCGTCTGAAATTGGCAAATTAGCTTTGGTATATCATGAACTTACCCATTGTTATTGTGATAGGGAACATGATTATGGAAAAGATAAAAAATATCCAGAAAAAACTGCCGATATAATAAAAGAGGGCATCGATAACTCTTTAAACAAAAATCCTAAACACGGATATTGGAATGATGAGTGCCCCACTAGTATAATGCATCCAACAATAGTAGAGGACTATTGCATAAAAACACATTATAATGAATATATTACAGAAATGTTTGATAGATGTAAGCCCTTTTAATATGATGACTTCAGAACAAGCCAAAATAGTAACAATAGTTTATAATAAACTTATAAATAATGAATTTAGAGAATGGAACGACATAGATGAATATCTAGAAATATTAGAATACCTAGACGATGATCAGCTTCATAGAGAAGCAGATGTTTTATTCTCTACACATAAAAATAAACAAATGGGATGTCCACATAAACATAAAGATTCTAACCCCTGTTTTGTAAAATATATTCTAGAGGCCGTAGAAGCAATTTTAGATCTTTACAAAGAAACCGGCCAAATGCACAAAAATAATCGCTATATATTGCAAAATTATTTAGCTTTAACACAAGATAAACAAATCATAGAGTTAATTGATCCTAAGAGGAATAATACGTAATGTTTTAAGACATTCTTTGGCTTCTATGCTTTCTTGCTTATTTCCATTTCTTATAATATATTGTAAATGTTTTAATATTTTTCCGTAAAATATGGCCGCACCTCTTTTTGAAAAAGCAAAATTGCCTTTATAACTAAAAAAATCAGATCCCACCTGTATTATATAAGTAGTAGATTCTGCAGCAAATACTTCTTTTATAGTAAATCCTTTAAATGGACTTTTTTCATTAGACATTATATATGGCCTAAAATAATCCGTGCATATAAAGCAATACTAATATCCCACATTATATGGCATAACATTACTGTGCCAAAACCATATTCCTCGCCTTTTTGCATTGAAAATGGCACATAAAACATAATCAAAATAGCGGCCCAAAAACCTTGATATACATGTCCTGAACCAAATGAAAGCATAACCATCAATAATGCTATTAAATTAATCGGCTTAGCAAACCATCTATTGCCTAACATTTTCTTTAAAATAACCAAAGGAAGACCATGGCAAGCATCTTCCCAAAATACGGTTAAGGTCATTGGCAATGGTATCCGTAATATGCTTCGCAATGGTTCTTTCAAAGTATCATCATCCATATACCTTGCCATAAAAATTCTAAAGCATGTCAATAGGACCATAAAAATGCCCCATTTAGCTAAAGCTTTTTTATCTATCCTAAGCAATGTTTTATAATCTGACTTAGCAACAGAAAATAATACGGCTATACCCAATATCCAGGAAGGCCACATATAATTAACAATAGTTTTAAAATCCATAATTCGCCTTAAGTTGCTATTCCTGTTCCACTACCATTAGCACTAATTCCGCAAACCTGCGAACCACCTGGAACGCACGTTCCCGTAATAGTTACTTGCCCAGTAGAATGTTGTTCAATAAGTAATACATAGCTTTCTGCAATAGCTTGCGCTAATCTTGGCCAAAATTTTCCTTTTAATCGCGGAGCGCCTGCAACTATAAGAGATTTAATGGCGGATGCAGAAAGTCCGCTAAATTGCCCATTATTTATTTGGCCAACCCCAGAATAAATCTGGGGATGAGTGGATACTAATGTCCAGGCTGTCGGATAATACGACATAAAAGCGTCATTGATACCAGTTACTAAAGCTAACAAAAACCGTCCAGAATTTGTAGGGCCGGGAGGAAAAGGATCGTGTGTGGTTACACCAAAATCGGCCTGAATATAACCACGAATTCTAGTATAGGCGTCTTGAATAAAAAATGAAGAATCAGTAATAATGCCAATACCAGAACCTGTACCTGTAACCGGTGGTGAACCCTTATTTCCAGAATCGCTTGTAGTAAACGTAATTATTGGGCCACCATTTATAATGCCAAGTCCGATAGCCTGACACATTTCAGTATAATACGAAGGATCTCCTTGATTTAAAGGATGAATATTACTAACTGCCGCCATACGTGCATCAACGTTAGTTTGAATTAATGCCGCTAAGGCGCTTCCAGAAACTGCCATAATTTACTCTTTTTTGAACTATATTTAAAGATTTCAAAGTATATATTACATATTCCCATAATCTATCCAGATTTAACAGTAGGAACCCCCATAGTTGGGACCCCGGTAATATAATCAACTACTGGATCGGTAACATCGGTAAGAATACGCCCTGCTGAACCATTCAATTCAATTTGAGATCCTTTCTCTACAATTCTACCTCCTGCCTGAACAGTGGTTTCTCCGCCAGAACTGGCATTAATTTTTCCAGAAGCCGTAATATTTGCGTCTGCACATTGAATATTGGCATTTTTTTGGGCGGTAACATTAGCATTACCATCTGTAAGCACATTTACATCGCCCTTTGCCTGGATAGTTGCTACACCATTTTTATCTAATCTAAATGTAATAGTTTTATGATCGATTTGAAAAGAACCATCTGTTTCAATTTTTACAGTAGTATCTCCTTGGCTAGAATCTATAACCTTACCATTATTGTCAGTAGCGCCTCGAAATACTAGACTAGTACTGCCGTCCGTATTCACTTTAATATGAACACCATTGTATTCTCCTTCTAAATGTGGAGCACTATTAGATAAAGTGGAAGCCCTATCCGGATGACGGAGCCCCCCAAGAATAACGCCTTTACCTGTAGTTCCATCCAGACATAAGACCAGAACAACAGCACCGTCTTGACCTTTAGTATTTTCTTCGTGTCCAACAGTGCTTTTACGCGTTTGTACTCTAAAGTTCTTTTCAAAAAAATCGGCTATTGAACCAAAAGAATCTGCGGATAAGCAATTTTTATAGGTTATTAATGCTACACCTCTATTAGCATCCTGCTCAAATACGATAACATCATATTCAGTAGATAATTTAGTAATGTTATTGACGTGAGATATATCATAAGACCTTACCACTATTCCTAAACGCAAGGCCGTATTATTAAAAGATTTTTGAAAACCTTTTACAAAATCATTAGGATCATGTGTTAACAATCCGTACGGTAATACCGTACCGTTATCTAAAAAATTACTCATTTCTCTTCTTCTTTATAGTATTTGGTTTATTTGGTAATACATTAATCTGTTTAGGTTGTGGGAAAGAGGTATTAGGTTTATCTAGAGGCTTAAGCTTATCTACACTAAACCCTCTTGATGCGATAGCCTGACTTTCTGATATTCCGGGTAAAATTTGGGCACCGTCTTTATCTGTATCATAATCATCATCGCGCTCCCTATAAGCATTTGAATTAAGCATTTCAGCATATATAGTACCATATTTAGCACTACTTGTAACAGAAACCCCTTGACTTACTTTAATAATAGTACGAAAAGTTTTTTCGCCATTAGTTGGGTTATATGTACAGTTATGTACCACCTGTTCAATATGATAGACAATTCCTTCAAATTCTAAATTGTCACCAACAGCAATAGGGTCTGGAATTCCAGCAAAAATAAATGTACCGTTCATTTTTAGGTGGCCACCAATTTTTGCATCACCTACAATACGTGCCCAAATAGGGCTATTAAAGGCGGTCCTATCGTGTGAACCATAAACATCAAACATACTAGCCGTAATATTTGGGCGTAAACCACTTCTTTGAATATCATTTAAATCAAATACATAATTAAGACTTTTACTTTCCAATGTATAATCTGCCCCTAAAACACCGCCCTGTATGATTCTAGCAAATAATTGTACAAAATTTACCCTAGCAGCATCATCTCTGCCGATATCTTGAGAAATTAGTAAGGCCGGATTAATTTTCCAACGAGGTAAAGTCATAAATTTAGTAACAGGAGTATGGGCACCAACTAAATTGTCTCGCACAAAATCTTCTGATGTAAATGGGATTTGCCGTAATATTACCGTTGGCATTACCTTACCGTTTCTATCTACTCTAAAAGTAGTAAAGAATTCATTTAATGGACCATTTATATACTGACTTAAAACATCCCACGCCTTCACCTGATTCCAATATTCTGGTAACGGCAATGCTTTACCGGCACAAGGAGTTGTCGTATAAAAGAAACGACCTCTAACCTTGCCAATTTTAGGGTTCATACCCTGAGCAATAGCGGCGTCTGAATCTGCAGAAGTATTATTCCCAGTAACTGTATAATTTTGAATACCAAATAAATAATTATAAATATCCTTAGCCGCCTCTACTTTAGTAGGTATACCAAGTAATCTGCCTATAATAGCAGGCATAAAAAATTTATCGTTAGGAGACTGAAATTCATTACCAGTAATATTATTATCCTTATTTATCCCAGATCCTATAAAGCTTCCTATCAAAATAGATATTAAATCTTGAATATCCTGGTTTTGGTTTGCATTTACCACTTGTCCATAAGTTTCAGCAATTCTAGAAGCAAATACTAATGAACCTTGTGTCTGTAAAGTTACAGAAGGGTCAAAATAAAGCATATTATTAAATTCCGTAAATGCAAAACCTGTAATTCTAAATAGTACAGATTTAATACCATTTTTAGGATCAACTATAGTAACAGTTCTTCTAACAGACTGAACTTTAAATAAACCTTTGAATCCATCTTTAAGTCCATTTATAGGCCCTTTGCCAGAAATTGCATTTTGATAAATCCTATCTACATCTGCGCTCCAATTAAGCATATTTACGAATACAAAGTCGCCTGGAGCTATAGCGGTTAGATAATTAGTATCCGTTTGAAGCAACACTATTTCTACACTTGGAGTAAAAGATGATTTACTACTAGTAGTAACCACGCTTAAACAATCATTGGTGACTACTAAAGGATCTAATGTCTCTTTAAGAGCCTCTAGGGCATTAGGATTTTTATTGACAACATTGGCATTTTTAATTCTAAGAGTATCTCTATAGCGCCAACGAATAAAAGTGAGCATCCAAGATGGACTGGTACCATTATACGAATTTAATTCGTCATTACCTAATCCAGTCGGTTCTACATTATATATAAACGCTCTAGAATCTGACATATTTATTATTAATCGGTTGAACTATTAGATTTTGGACTATTTGCGTGTACCGGTCTTTTAGCCACTCTTTCAAACGCCCATCTCTCTAAAGAAAACAGACCTTCATAAGGATCTCTACCGGCAACTATATTTTCTTGGATCTTAGTAGCAGCATTGGCAGCTTCTTGATCAAAACTAAAGAAGCGCTGTAATATACCTTCTTGGCTAACCTGTTCTCGAACAGTCGAAGCGCTGCGCCATAATTCTTCATTTCTACTCATACGATCTGCAGCCCTTGTAGCAGAATCTGCCAAACTATCAATAATTTTTGCCAACGTTCTTAGAGATACGCCAGCTTCACTTGCAGAAGCCGCCACGATCTTATCAAGATCAAGTCCGGTTTCTTTATCTGAAAATTTTTTATCCGTTTCTTGTTGCACTTGAGTTCTTAATTTATCTAATTGACTCCCTAATTCTGGATGTCCTTCTTTTAATTCTTCTATAGCCTTTTGTGATTCTAAACCAATAGCATAACGAATAGCTTCAGCTGTACTTAATCTTTTATCTATCGTTTTAGCCATACTTGCAGCTATACCTAATCCGACCTCGCCCGCTCCCTTTTTAGCAAATTTAAATGTAGTTAAATCAAGTTTTTTGCCTGCTTTTATTTGTTCTATTATATGGCGCTTGATTTCATCAACACCGGCTCTTATAGCTTTATCTCTTTGCAGACTTTTTATAGCCACATCGTCTAATTGTTGACCTGAACGTATTTTAACTGCCTCTGCAGGAGTTAAACCGGCCTCCGTAGCAGCAGCGATAACTATTGGATTGTCAGGATCTAATTCATCCGGTCTAAGACTAGCAAAAGCTTCAAGAAGAGCAGGGTCCTTTATTTTTCGAAAATGTTCATTACTCATTAATGAGCCAATATTTAATGCCCCTAAATAACCTTGTGTCTGTGTTACTCCAGTTTGATAAGCCTCAAAAGCTGTTCTACCAGCTTCAATACCACGTATTGTAGGAGCACCGGTCACAAAAGCGCCCATTTGTTCAGCCAATCTACCCGCACTAGCTTCGGATATTAGACCACCTCTCGAAACGGCTTCGGCTACATTTTGCATAAATTTTCTATTCTCTTCAGCATATTTTGATTTATCTAATCCTATTTGTTGTGCGGTAGAAAAAATATCTATTAATGCATTTTTAGAAGCTTCTGGTAAGCCACCTCCTAAAGTACCGCTCAATAAACCGAATAACTGAGTAGCATTAGTCAACCCAAGCCCACGCTGCGCTTGTAAGGCAAATACGGATTGATTAGCCATAGCGGTTGAACCGCCGGCGGCCATAATTTGATGTGCAGCTTCTACGGCCATTTCATCCCTAAAACCTGCACGTGTAGCTCGCCGTAATAAGCCTTCGGCTCCAAAATATTCTTTATCCGTTAAACCAAGCAGTCTTTGAGTTTGAAGATCGCGCATCGTATTTTTTCGAAGTCTTTCAACCGCATCTTTCATAAATGGTGATTGTTGTTTGTATGCTTCGAAAGCAGTATTAAGATCTTGAGCCCATTGCACGTTTTGTATTTCTCTATAACGTTCAGGATCTGTTAAAAATGCTTTACTTCTTTCAGTACCAAATAATAAACCCCCACCAGCGCCAGCGATTCCAAGCGCGACCATACGTCCGACCACGGGAGCGGCGGCTCCAAGAGCAGACATACCTCCGATAGCAGGGGCAGCCAAGGCACTGCCCGCAATCAAACCGACACCGCCTAAAACTTTCAAAATATCTACAACTGTCTCTCTAGTTCTAACGGCATCAGCAGCTTCTGCGGCTCTTTTACGTTGTTCTTCAAACATTGATTCATAGACAAATTCTCCAGACTGCATCTGTTGAAGCATTCTACCAGTAGTGCCTCCAATAGCTTCGCCACGCATTCTAGCTATATCTACCGGTCTACGGGCATAATCCTGAAAAAATGGCAATCCAGCCGCTAACATGCCTGCTACACCGGATATACCCATACCTATCATTCCCATACGTTCCGGCCCAGATAGCCCACCTAAAAAGTCGGCAATCCCTCTCATACCGCCACGGACTCCTCCGCCGCCAGCAGCCCCTATTTGATATGCTTCTTTTGCTTTTTGAATCAGTTCTTGATAAGATCGAGTTTGATTTTTAATGATTTGAAAAATTTTGCCCTCATTTTCCAATTTTTTATCTGATAACTTTTTCAGTTCGTTTTCAATAACTAATACATCTTTTACATTATTCTTATTTTTCTCTTTCCAGGCATTTAAATCTTTTTCCTGTTTAATTATTTCTTTTTGTGTATCAAGAAGTTTACGAAGCGTGTCTTGAGCGTCGGTTTTTGCTTTTTGTTGTGCCTGTTGATATTCTCTATATGCGGGAGTACCTGGAAGCGGCCCTAAACCTAACTGTTCAAGCTTACCAGAAATCATCCTTTGCATGGCTATTTGGTTAGGTTCTAAATTAATACGACTAAGCTGTTCTTGCGCTCGTCTAATGCCTTGAGCAAATTCTTGAGAATCCAAACTTAATTTGGCTGAAATTTCAAGTTCTTTTTTCATTACAATACCTTATAAAAAAGAAAAATAAATAATCCTATTCTCTTTAAGATTCAAATTATATATATCATAAGTTAAGTATATGATAATATTAGTCAATTTATACTATATTATCACTAGTTGACTTATAAAGACGGTTGTTATATGATCTGAATAAGAAGGTATTGATATGGCTGAAAAGAAAAGAAACAGCATTAAAAACCTTATTAAAAAGAAAAAACCTAAACAAAAACATGCTCTTATTACACAAGAAGAATATTTGGAACATCTTATTATGATAAGCGAACGTAATATAACTAATCAAGGTTCAAGTATAGATGAATTTTTTCAAAATCAGGTTAATAAGTTGAAAAAAGAATTAATGGAATTGAGAAAAAATAAATGACATATTTTAAAGAATATATAAAATCATGGTTATATATAGCTGCTACCGTTAGTTTGATACATTTATTGCTTTGTGCCAGTGGTTTTAATGGAGGTCAATTAATTGCATGGTATCTTTTATTTTTATGCAATCTTACGGCAATAGCCGGTCCGATTAAAATAATGATAGAAAAGCATTAAATAGCCGCCCATAGCGTAATGGTTAACATACAAGTTATACCTCTGACCAAAAGATGGCTACTAATATGAGTCAGATCCTGGTTCAAGTCCAGGCGGGCGGACCAAAATAGGAGAATGGGTGTTTAAAAAAATTATTTTAATAGGATCGCTATTTTCGAATATAGTCTTTGCCAACGAAATTATTGTAGATATCGGGCTGGGAGCCTTTAACACAAAAAGCGATAATATTTCACAAGTAAAAATAGCAAAAATTGGCATACAAAAAGATATATGGAATAATTTAAGGCAAAGATTCAACGTTGGCGGTTGGATAGATTCTAGAAGTCGCGATTTTAATAATAGTGTCTTAGTAGGATATCAATTAGGATTTGTGGTAAAAAATGATATTTTCGAAGCAAACGTATTTAGTGGCCCTACAATTATCAGTAATACCGATGCTTTATTGGGCGGACATTTTCAATTTAATGAAACTGTTTTTTTTGGAATAGTGGATAAAAACGGTAATGCTATTGGATCAGCTTGGAATCATTTTTCTAGCGCCGGCCTAGAAATGCCAAACCATGGTAGAGATTTTATGGGATTGGAAATCAAATTTACATTTTAAGTATGAATAATATATATATTTATCCAGACGGAACTTCCAGTATGCACGAACCAAGTGATGGTCAAATATTTGTAGAATGGGATGCTAATCAAAAAGTCAAAAAAATATGGCAATGGGACGGACACAAACAACAATGGTTTGATGTTACAGTATCTGGTAGTTCCGTACCTTTTAATGGAATAGCGTCTACATCGTCTAAAAACGGTGATGCACTACAAAAAGAAATTCCTATTAAAAAATGCGAATGTGGATCAGAAAAATGCGGTTTTTATACACATTCTTCATGGTGTCCCAAATATCAGACTTAATCCTTTGAGGATTTCTTGTTATTTTTTATTATTTTATTCTTATTTTTTCCAATATTCTTTGTAATATTAATAAGTTATGAAGATGGTGTACAATTTAATCTATTGAAAAAACTATTATGTAAATTTGGATTACATAAACTTAAAGTTAAATTTGGTAAACTTAAGATAAACAAATATTATTGTCAATATTGCAAAAAACCAAGAAAGCGTCCTAAATTAACTATGATTGATGGCAGTAATAAATGGTATAAAAATAACTATAAATTCTAGCAATAAATTTTAACAACCTGCCCCACTAGGCTGCGCCTAGCAGGACTCCTTTCAGGGGATTGATCGCCTTCTTACGAAGGCTCTCCTGTCCCTTTCGAGCTATGTTGACCGCAGCATTGAAGTCAGCGTGCAACTCACTGTTACATGACGTGCAACGAAACGTTGCACGGTTCACTCGACTCTGCTTGTCTATAACGCCACAGACGGAGCATGTTTGAGAAGTATATGCCGGGTTAACCCAAGCGACATATACTCCTTCCTCCTGCGCGCGTTCCGTGGCTCGACGTGCAAAGTAGCTCCTAGCCCAACGGTCGATCCGAAGATTGCTAAGAACTTTGGGATGCTCAACAACTAGATTCCGTGAATCTTGCTGACAACGTATCAACGCACGATTCACTTCAACATCAAGCTGCTGTTTAAGTAAAGTTTTGAATGGCTTCTTTGGATGCTTCTGTATTTGGCGTTCCCGTTGAGCATCACGTTCCTGACACATGATTGATTTTAGATTTCTGCCGAGATATCCGTCTGATCTGGCTACGCCGTGGGCGATACCAACATCAACACCCATAGATTTTGGTTTCGGTGTGGCGGCTTCTATTTCTTTCGATACAAATACACGAGCGTACCATTTGCCATTCCTGATTTGGACTACCTCACTGTGATCTGAAAGTGTCCAACCATTCCTGAGTTTATCATTCAACTTTCTATGGGAGCGTGCTGGAATCCGCACCTTGTTTCCCCACTGACTCGTGATTGTAAGCCAATAATCGAACGTGCTGTCCTTTGATGGAGAAATGGTTGCAGGGCATGACTCGAAATTGACTTGGGGACAATTAGATTTATCGCCGTTAGCCTTTGTAGCAGCACGATGTGCCGCAATAACTCCCATAGCTTGCTTCTGCGCTTGGTTAGCTAACTTACCCATCCCTTTCGTTGAAAAGAACCTGACATGGGGTTTGAAGTAGAGTTGGGTGACAAAATATTGAAGATAGAGCCTGTAACGGGATGCTGAATACCGCACATCTTCCAATTTTTGAAAGTTCGGAAGGATTTGGAGTTGGTAGGCTCTGGTAATTGTTTTAGTTCTCATAATCCCTTACTTATTATAGGTACAGCCTAGTGGGGCAGGTTGAAATTTTAAATACAATTATCTACGTGATTCAATATCTTTTTGAGGAATTTCTTCACATATATAAAGATTGGAGCCAAGTAACCGACAATTCTTAACCACGATATTTACTGGACTATTAGCACAGGCCGATAGCATAATTAGGCAAAAAATAAACAAATATTTCATAAATATTTATCTTCTTTTGTAATTCTACCATCGAGTATCATGTTAATAAAATTCTTTTTTAAAATTCGTTTTGGCTCGATTCTTTTAAGCCATTTAAATCCAGTATTATCTCTAACAAGCACTTGTGCGGAACAAATATAATATGGCATTGTATCTGAATCAATGGTTAACTTATAACTACCATCACCTACTACTGGCTCATATAAAATATCGCCATCAATAGTTTTCATCCCATGAAGGACTTTTTCTATTGGTTTTCCGACAATATTGTACATAGCATCGCTTAAATATGTGTCGCCAACCTTGGGTGGATTTAAATACAATAATAACCTGAGAAGCCAGGCACGCATATTAAATGGTCGTATTTATAAAAGCATCGACGATGGCCTTATTAAGCCTACTTGTAGGTGCTTGATCAAAACTTACAGTGCCAAAATCACGTCCTACAGCTTTTGCAACGTGCCAAGCAGTTATAGGCCCATTTTCGCGATTCAAGACATAACCGCCACCAGGACCGCGACGAACAGTGACAAGGCCGGCCTGCCTTAGATTACGCATAACCTGTTCAAGAAAATTTATCGTAGTATCAATCGTATTCGCAAGATCAGAGGTACGAGTAGGTCCTTCACGATTTTTGAGCATATTTACTGCATTAATACCGACTTCTAGCTTTTTATTTAATTTCATATTTGTCTCCTCAATTCATCTTATCATATTTATATAACAGTTCAACTATTTTATTGACCTCGTTTTGTGTCAAACCTATAAATCCATTGGTTTTAACTAATCTTGGAGTTAATTCGCCCATATCTGAATTATCATCTAAAATAACAAAATTATTTACATTTTTATGTCTATCTAACCATGCTTTAATCTGATTACCTCGAATACCCTTTTCATCTCCAGTAATATCAATTACACGCTTAGGATCAATACCATTAGATTTTAGAATATCTCTTACAGCATGAAGACCATGAATACGCCAAGAACTGGATACGACAATTTTAAGTTCTGGAACTTTTTTAAGCAATAAATTCAAATTCTTACACGCCATTTTAGAAAATGTAGCTCCTTCAGTTTTATAACCATATGGATTAAGAACTCCATCAAAATCTAAAAACAAAACCTTCATATTACCACCTATATACATCGCAAGTGATTTTAAATTCTATTTTTTGGCATCGGCTATTAGGAGATTTACAATTTATATCTCCATTATTATCTAAACTTGTGGCCATTGATTTACCACAATTCATATATATTTCCTTACTTATAAAAGTAGAACAACCATTAAATAGGGCAACCATCAGGAACGTTAATAATCTTACTATAACCATAGAATTTTGTCAACCTTTTAATAGTATCAATTACTTCTTCTGGCCACCCAGAGATTTCTCCTATATAATATGCTACGGCTACGCAAGGGACCATAGTAGAGACTGATAAAGAAGAAATTATCTTATAAATATCTTCGTCTTTATGGTTTTCATAGTAACTATGAATAAATTTTTTGTTTATTCTATATAGTTCTATATCTAAAACCACGGTTATTCTCTACCATGAGCGCCATTCTCACGCCTTGTCGCGTTACTAATTTTTACAAATTCTACATTATCATGAAATTCATTAATATTGCTAGCCCCGACATATGTCATGGCAGAACGTAAGCCGCCTTCTATATCTTGTAAAATATTCTTAACAGGACCTTTATAATTTACATAAAAAGCTTCGCCTTCATCAGTGCGCCACGCAGCATTTTTTCTTTGAATTTCATAAGACTCTTTTGAGGCCGATCCACGATATTTCTTTCTCAATAATTGAGTTTTAGATAACTCAGAAGCTTCCTCAATACTAACTATATTTCCCGTAGCATCTAAAATATCACCAGGAGTTTCATCTGTACCAGATAGCATACCGCCAAGCATAACTAGATGCGCTCCTGCTCCAATTGCCTTAGCAATATCGCCAGGGGTTTTCATGCCACCGTCTGCGATTATAATGACTTCGGTATTTTTTAATAAATTAGCAATTTCAATTACGGCAGAAAGCTGCGGATATCCTACGCCAGTCTTAAGCCTAGTAGTGCAAGCACTTCCTGGGCCAATACCTATTTTTATACCATCAACAGCAGTGCCTGTATATTCTAAAAATGTTTTTACACTATCTGAGCTAGCAAAATTACCCACAAAAATAGAGCCATTATCTCCAATAATTTCCTTAAGTCTTTTTACCTGTTCTACTACGCTTATTTGAGCACCATGGGCTACATCAATAACAAAATGAGAAGCCCCAGAATCTAGTAATGCTTTTGCTCTTTCTAATTCCATATTTCCAATACCGATAGAAACCCAAGGAGATAGATGGTGACCGAGAAAATATTCAATAGATTCTTTGAACATAGCTACATTATCCTGTATGGAGCAAAATCTATGCATACATCCACGAGCACCGACTTTTGCTAGTGCTTTACACATTTTAGGACCAGTCACAGTGTCCATATTTGACGATATTACAGGAAGAAATAGATTATCTCCGCGTACATTAACAGATAAGTTCACGTCCTGTCTACTAAAAATATTTGAAAATCTTGGAATGATAAGCACATCATCAAATGTAAACGTTTCCTTCATTGTATTTTCTCCTTTTTAAAGCTTCCTGCATAAGAATACACTATTTCTTTCACGCCACAATCAATTAAAAATCGCCAACAAGACTCACAAGGTTTTGCTATAGCCCAAATACCATTCTTTTGCTGTCTAAAAATATAAGCCGTGGCTCCATTAACTTTATACCCAGCATTTACAACAGCCATAAATTCTGCATGCACATATTTCCAATTATGCGGACTTTTTGGGTGGGTTTTAAGCAGATTAAATCCAACACCTAATACTTTTTTACCTTTAGCAATAACACAGCCAAGCTTATGGCTATGATGATCAGATTTTTTGCTAGCTTCTTTGGCTAAATATAAAAAATGTTCTTGTCTCACGTCAAACCTTCAAATTTTGTAATATTTTCATTTGGAAGGGTTTTACGATATTGTATCCAACCACGCAAATTACCAGACAGCTCTCTTGGAACATCGCCGTATTGTGCTTTTGCTTGATGTTCTGCCGGAGAAGCATGAATAGGTACTTGACCTAAAAGACGATCATAAAGACGAAGATCTTGTTCAACGGTAGTGGCTGTACCGTCATGATTTAAATATGAAACGCGAGCACAACGAGCTACCGAACGCTTAATAGCCAAATGCATGGCATCTTCGGAATCTTTCAAACTTGAAATTTTAAAATAATCTTTTATTTCCTGAATGGCCAAATCATCAACGAAAGGAAGGTGCCAACAATCGACTTCTAATTGTTGTGGAAGATGGGCTTTATATTTTTCATACATAATGTCTGACAACATATGAATTTCGGGCTGCGCATCTTTATGGCAACGAAGAGCAAAAAAATTATCAAGATCAGTGGCCGTCATAATCACAGTAATGGTGGAAAAAGGCTCAAGAATACGATTTGCATATTGCTTATGAACTTCCAGGGTTGCAAGTTCATTTGCACATTCAACCATATAATCTCTAGCTTTAAGCCATATTTTAACGGCCTTATCATGGACCTCGTCCGTTAATATTTCACCACCCTGCATACCCTTTTGATTTTTAGTAAAAGCTTTGGGTATAACCGGATTATCCATTACCATTTGAATAGATTTTTTTACTGGAATGGCTCTAGAACTAGACGCATTTCTAGAAAATACACGATGAGTCATAAATTCTGCATGAATAAAACGAGGGTATTTCAACACAAAAGTAGTAAGCCTTATTCCATTAGGGCCTATTGAATCTGCTATAATATCGACTTCAATCATTTTTATCTATAAAATTATTAATCGTACTTTTAATCACTATATATAACCATAGAATGGTTAAACCCCAAGGCAATATAGTTGCAACAACCAATACAGATTTGGGAACATTCTTAAGCTCTATAGTTATCCTTTTGATAACGCTATAGTTCATTTTACTTTTAATCCCCATTTTTTGGCAAGCTCTTTACGTTTTTTTCTAGAAATACTGTCATTTTCCATAAATCCTTTGCCATCTAAATGTTCAATTTCATGTTGTACGCAAACAGCATAAATATCTTTAAAAACAGCTTTATTAGCCATTCCTTTAACATCTTGGAATGCAACAGAAACCCAAGCCTTACGAGAAGGGACTATTAAATATTCTCCTGGCGCACTTAAACAACCTTCTCTTAGTCCTGCGGGCACAATAGAAGTTTCTATAATAATGGGGTTTATAATTTCTAACCTTTTATTCTCAGGCCCTTCCATCACAAACATTCTATGGTTTAGAAGCACCTGATTAGCAGACAAACCCATTCCATTATTTGCCTTCATAGTATCCCACATAGCGTCTAGCCAATATTGCAAATCCCTATCAAAATTATATATAATTTGAGTAGGCTTAAAAAGATGTGGGTGGGGAAACCTTAAAATTTCCATCGAATAACTCTTTTAAATATATTCTACTATATTAAACCTATAATATACAGAATTTTTAGATAATTAATTTTTTATATTTTTAACAATTAAATAAAAAATGCTATATCTAATTGCATAAATAATAAGCATAATCAAGGTTAGCTATATGCCAACTATAAAAGTAGCTTCCAACCAACCTTTCTTTCTGATCACTGAATATGCCATTGCAGATTAATAGTATAAGCGGTAGGAGTTATAGTATTATTGACCGAATCACAAATTCCTAAAGTTGGCAATTTAAAATTTAAACTTTTATTTTTATAAGTCTTATAGGCAAATCCCGTTATGCCAACCACTGACATCCCATCTTTGCCGAGATAATAATTGCCTTTCTGATCGGCATAAGAAATAAGGCTATTTTCATATTTGCTAACTAACTGATAAATTCCATTATGTTTTAAACTAACTTCTACAGCTTTATTACAAGCATCTGAATAGATACTATTAGTTACTAAAACAACACAAAAACTAGTTATTGCAGAATCAATAATCATAATTATGAGTTATGATCGTTCCACCACTGGCCATCCACTTCCTCATCCCATTCTGGCAATGGGTCGCCTTTCTCTAATATTCTATCAGAAAGATCGAATAAATGTCTACGCATTTTTTCATCTTTAGTATCTAAAAGTTCTCCTATAGCTCGAAAAGCTTCTCTATCCGTTAACTTACCTTCTTGCCAATGTTTACATATTGTACACATTTTTTAACATACCACTTATAATATTAACTATCAAAATCACGTTCTTTATGATGAGACTGTAAAGAATCACCATAATAATCTATATTGGTCTTTATTAAATCTTTTATCTTTAAATATGCATCCTTGCATATTGAACATCTTTCATTTTCAATACTATGCTTACTATAAACAATTTTTCTCCATTTATATCCACAATAAGTACATTCAAGTTCGATATCCATTAATCACCCTTTAATTCATTTATTCTATACAGAATAATAGAAGCTATAAAAGAAGTCAAATTTTTCACCAAAATATTATAATCTTCATCTTCTTTAATATCTTCTTGTATAAGATACTTAAAATATCCTGGGCAGGAAAATTCAGCTTTTTCTAAAAGACTATTTCCTTTTTCTTCTATATTAAGCTGATACCAATCATGCGCCAAGCACACATAGGCTTTAGCTAAAATACGTAATGGAACAGTATCATACTTAGAATCCCAAAAAACTTCTTGTTCTTCTAATTGATTAATTAATTGCCTATCGCTTTCAGATATATCGCCCGCAATCTTCATATTTCACAGCCTGTCCTATTACGCTGCGCTTGATCTATTATAGGCGCAATCTAGTGGAATAGATTTAATTTATTAATAATATTCCTGTAAATCATCAATCAATTCAGCTTCACGCGCATCAACATCTTCCCATTCATTATCATTATTTTTAACCATATAATTTATGCCCCAATTATCACTAAAACCTCCCTGACAAACACAGTAAACTTTATATTTTTTTCCTTTGGTTAAAGTTTTAGTGGATTGGCCAGTATATAAAATAGTCATTAAAAATTCCTTTTTAATTATTCATTCTTCAACCATCGATTTTTTGGCATAAATTCCGCAGCAGATAAATCATCATAAATCCAAGTAGGTTTACTTATAACTAAATCAACATAATCCTCCAATTTCAATGCTTTAACCGCAATCTTAGCCCAATTATAGCCTCCCGCAGACCAAACTACAACAGTATGATTACGCATTTTATATTTTTTTAATTCTTCAATATGAACATTATGCGGCACAATTCTAGTAATCCAAACACCAGAAGGCACTGGTTCACTTTTCCAGTTAGGTATCATAGATTTGTCGCAAGTAATATCGATACCATATTTTTCTAATTGTTCTTGTGTAGGGCTCCAAAGAATTAAAGTATCGTCCACATCAAAAAATACAATATTATTTCCCGGTATTACTATCATACCATATTAGTATAACATATATATTTATGCTTCACAAGCAGCGCATTCATCTTTTGAACGAGAAGCTAAATCGCCTCTAAGAACTCCTTCAGCACGAAGATAATAAAGAGATTTAAGTCCTTGTTGCCAAGCTGCAATATGGACTTCATGTATATATTTAGGTGACGCATTATTAGCGAAAAATAAATTAACACTTTGTCCTTGATCTATCCAAGCTTGGCGTTGAGCCGCCTGTTTTATAATCGCATGTTGATTAATTTCCCTAGCAGTTAGAAAAACAGCCTTTTGTTCAGCACTTAAAATGTCTAAATGTTGTACACTGCCCGATCGTTCATTAATACTCTTCCAAATTTCTGGAGTATTTTTACCTAATTTTTCCAATACATGCTCCAACGTGGTATTTTTACGAATAAAAGTGCCTTTGGCCGACTTCTGAGAAAAAATATTTGCCGCAATAGGTTCTATACCAGCCGAATATCCGCCAGAAATAGTAGAATTAGATACAGTGGGTGCTATAGCCAAAAGATGGGTATTTCTACGGTTAAACCCCTCGCACCATTCTGGTTCACCAAATTCTTTAGCAAGTTTTATGGTAGCAGATTCTGCATCATTTTTAATTTTTCTAAAAATTTGCGCATTAAGCATCATAGCTTCAAAGCTATCAAATGGGATCATTTTGCTTTGAAGTAAGGTATGCCAACCAAGAACTCCAACGCCAATGGCACGCCCCTTAATTGCGGAACGGCGAGAGGCTTCAAGGCCGGGAATAAATTCTGATTTGCGAATATATTCTTCAAGAACGGCATCTAGAAAACGCACAGCAACCTCTATAGCATCAGTATCCTTCCATTCGTCCCATTTAACAAGATTCATAGACGAAAGACAGCATACAAAGCTATGCTGAACGTCCGTATACAGCATGATTTCCGTACAAATATTGGAAGTGCTAACTTTTAGTCCGTTTTTTACATAGCATTCTGGATTAGCTTTATTTACGTTATCTGAGAAAAATAGATAAGGTTCTCCAGTTTCCACTCTAGCCTTAAGGATTTCTTGCCAAAGGTGGCGTTTAAATTGGTCGCCCCTTAACATTGCATTCATCCACTCATCGTTAATACATATACCATGATTTAAATTAAGGCAACGTCTATTGGCATCTCCTGTCGGACGGCGAATATTGATGAATTCTTCAATATCTGAATGGTCTATAGGAAGATATACTGCAGATGCACCACGCCTAGTAGAGCCTTGTGATACTGAAACGGTGGTAGAATCATACACTTTTGCCCATGGAATAACCCCTTCAGATTTACCGTTACCACGTATAGGAGATCCGCGTCCACGAACATCGCCAAGATATATACCGACGCCCGCGCCATTCTTAGAAAGCATAGCCAGTTCATGCGACTTAGAAAAAATAGAATCAACACTATCGCCAACGTGTATAGAATTGCAAGAAATAGGCAAGCCACGATCGGTGCCCATATTACTTAGTATAGGAGATGCTGGACAAAGCCAATTTTTCCACATTGCATCAAAAAATTTTTGACTCCACTTTTTACGCTCATCATGGGTAGTATAATAATTTGCAGCAGAATTTGCTATCCTCCAATACATTTTTTTAGGCGTTTCATTTGGAAGCATATACCCATTCATTAAAACTTTAAAACCTTCTTCATTCATCCATTCTGGTATTTCGCCTTTCTTTTTGAGTTCTTCTAGGTCTTCAATATATGGATTGTCTGGCTCTTTCAAAAATTCCATATTTACTCCCAGATTTTACTAAAGTCCATAGAACCTTTGGAATAATCTGTGACTCGTTGTGCAAAAAAATCCGCATGGCTTACACCACTACTTAAAACATCAAACCAAGCCATGCGCTGAATGGCTTCTTTATCAATGTTTTTCCAATTTTGTTTTAAACCTAAATCATTCAATTTTGTATTGCAACGAAAACGAATAAATGCTTTCATATCTTTTGCCGTAAGACCTTCAATATCTCCCATTTCAAAAGCTTTATCTATAAAAGCATCTTCTAGTTCTACGGTAGTTCTGGCAGCATCATAGATAATTTTTTTATTCTCATCAGTCCAAATTTCAGGATTTTCACTGATTAAGGTTCGGAACAGCCAACATCCAGCCTCACTGTGAAGCGATTCGTCTTTAATGGAAAAAGCAATAATTTGTCCAAGCCCTTTCATTTTATTAAATCTGCTAAAATTCAATAAAATAGCGAAAGAACTAAATAAATTTACACCTTCATTAAATGCCGAAAATACGGCCAAAGACTTTGCGATATCTTCTTTAGATCTACCCTTAGTTTCAATAAGTCTATCAATTTTAGCCTTGGCAGTAGGTTCATGCAAAAATGCCTCAAAATCTTCTAATCCCAACGATTGATTAAGATACGCATAGGCGGCGGCATGGATCGATTCCATGGAAGCAAACGCGGAAGCCATCATTTGAATTTCCGGTTTCTTAAATTTTCTAGAAACAAAAGAACTCCAATAATCTTGGATAAAGATTTCGGACTGAGTAAATCCTTTAAGGATATGGCCGATCACGTTTCTTTCAGCATCTGTTAAATTAAGTTTCCAATCATTAATATCAGATGCCATTGCGATTTCAGAATGTAACCAATGCGATTGTTGCTGTAATTCCCAATATTGATATGCTTGTGGAAACTCAAACGGAGCATAAGTAACTCTTGGTGTTAGAAGGGTCCCCATTTTTATTTTACCATCCTGTTTTAAATTTTCTTGGGCCAAGATTTTTATATTTATAAAGACATATTATTTTTTAACTGTCAAGAATACGTTTATTTGTCATCTAATATTTGCTTAATTTCCCCAGCTAGCTTAGCGCGTTGATTATCTAAATTAGTTCTTAAATAATGCATCAAAAACAGCATATTAATAGATACGCAGATAAAAATAAAAGTTGAATTACGAATATACAATTGATTAATCAAAACAATTATTAAATTAGCCAAAAACAGTAATGTAACGAACTTGGTCGCTATCCACACGCTTTTAAGACAATATTTTAAAGATAATTTTTTTAATTTTTTCTTTTGTTCATCCGTCAGATCAGGAATTTTATCAATAGTACTCATCAGTCCCACCAGGTATGGTCGTATTTTTTCAATAGATAGGCCAAGCGATTAATATCGTTTTTTCTATCGGTCTCGCCTTTTTTAAAGCACTCTACTAGCTCTTTTCTTTCCTGTTTTTTTATTTTTTCAGAAGCACCCCGCGTATTTTTTCTATATATTTTTAGACTATAACTTATTACTTGGCCCTTAGAATCATAATTAGGAGTAAACTCGCGTTTAGGTGTTCCCCACTTAGTGTCATGGATTTTAAGGTATTTATCTTTATAATCATCTTTATATAATCTTTTACAGATTTGAATAGCCTCTTTTAAAGCTTCCATGTCTTCTTTTTGCTGAACAACATAACCGTTTTCCAAGCAATCATACAAACGCTGCATTTTAAAGGCCAAAAGATCATAAAGATAAGAGGCATCAAAATCATAATTAGACCAACCAAATTTAGCATAAGCCAAAGAACGCTGTATACGATCCTTATAATCATAAAATGAGCGTATTACAGGATAATAAATCTTATAAAATATAAATTTTGTAATAATACCAAATATTTTTTCTAGTCTTGTATCGGATTTTTCTTTGGTGGCTAACCATCTTTTTATAGAAGACGCTTTTCTAACAGCTTTAGAACGCAGCATTATTGGCCCCTTATAATATAATAGTCTAATCTTTAAGTATAAAAGCGCGATAAAAACCTTCTTCATCAATTAAGACATCCAGTCCCAATTGTTTATTGGCTTGAACTATTTCTTCTATGTTATAATAATTTTTATGCCCAATTTCAACCCATACTCCTCGTTCACCAGGCTCACGCTTACGGTTAGTCCAAACTAAATATGGTTTACCAAATTTATCAATTCTAATTTCGTGCATTTTTATTCCTCTAAAATTTTCCGTTCAACGTCCAAATTACGATTCAAGGCGGCTTGTTCAGAAAACTTTTCCCCATATCGGGCACGTAGCTTGGCGATATTTTTTTCCATTACTTCTTCCAACGATACCCCAAGTGAATCACACGCTACACCAATATACCACATTAAATCGCCAAGTTCTTCCACCGCATTGGCCTTATCGAAAGCCTTGCCATAAAACAAATGTTTTTTCATGGCATCATTAATTTCACCGGCTTCGGTAGCAATACCAATAAAAGCATGTATTAAACGAATAGTGGATTCATTGAATCGGCTTTTAATAGCTTCAAAATTAGTTGATTCAGTTTTAAGTACGTTTTTTACATATTCATTTGGTTTCATTTAAATACCCCATTTGTAAAAATGCTGCAAAGTTATTATATTACCATAAATCCTAAAAAGGAAGGTTTTAATTTAATTATTTAGATGGTTTACAATATATGTATCACATTACCTTTTTAATATTTAAAAAATAAAAAATATTAAAATATCTTTCTTTATTTACGTTTACCCCGATTGATAGCGTCTACCCATTCTTTGGGCGGTTTCTGTTTTCTCAGGTCCTTGAGCTTCTGAGCCCATTTGCGGGCGGCGCCTTTTTTCGGGATATTCACTTTCTTCATTTGCATAATACCTCATTTTTTGAATAATTATTAATCTGCTTTTTAAATTCCTTATAATACTTGACTACTTACATCAAACA